TGACACCGTATTCTGGACAGGAAGCTCATCCGTTCAAGAAGTGTCGGACACCGCTATGGCGGATTATGAGACTAACGCTGTGATCTATGACTACACGACTGAGTACGACCTACACACTGCCGGCACGGCATGGTTCAGTGTCAGTAGTTTGGCAGAGTATGGTTATGGCAAAGCCTATCCAGCCGGTGAATATCGCGCGATAGTGACGGCGGAGTGCATCGCTAACTAATGAGAGCGTTAGTTTTACTGCTGGCAGTTTTGTCGGCATACAAGGCAGATGCTCACGAAATGCTGCCATCGCATCCTGTGCTTGGCGTTTCTTATGTCAGCGGCGTGCTAAAGACTCAGATGCACTTGTTTAACAAGCGGCAGGATGTTGAGTATTATGAGGTGGGCGTTTTTGATAGCGATTGGAACCCGGTGCCGTTTGTCACTGCGTATCGCATCATACGCTTGGAATACTTAGAGCAAGTTAAGTTTGACGTATACATATTGAAGGACGACGCTGACCGGGCTGAGTTTGTTTGTTCACGTTCTAAGCTGCGAGGCGACGATACCAAGGGGGCTATGGTGGCTTCTCGCATTTGCTCACGCTTTTCAAAAGGTAGGTCATGAAACGCCTTGCTATCTTAGCGTTGTGTCTCTGCGCCCAAGCAAACGCGCAGAACAGCTCCCTGAACCTACAGCTCCCCAGTGGGCCTACCAGCTTCCAATCAGACAAGATTCGTAAAGGCGACATGGACTGTCAAAATGCCGTCGGTGGTGGCATGAATTTGGAGCTGGGCGTTACAGGAATTATCAACAACGCTACAGGGCCGTTTGACCGAATAGACCCTATGTACCCGGAACGTAAAGACGTCGGTGTGTATGCACGCATTGTGATACCTCTAGACGGCCCAAAGGAACGCATTAACTGCAATACCCTGTATCAGCTCCTACTGGAAAAAGAGCGCTTAGAGGTACAGCGATTGCGCGCAGAGCTACGTAACCTACAGAGCTTACAGGCCGGCAAGACGGATTTTGAGAACTAATGGACGATATAGAGAACATCGACGACCACGTAAAGGCCGCCACAAAGCACATTAGCGGGATGTCATGGGGTGCGCGTATTGCCGCAGTGATGGGCCTGAGTAGTATTTTAGGCACGCTGTACGGCGGTTTTCTTATGTATCAGAAGGTAGAAGAGATCGCTAACTTAGACCTCGGTGCGTACCAGCAGCAAATGGAAGTCATGGATACCAAGGTGACTGAGGCCGTGGAGTACAGCCGGGACATTAAGAATGGCTTGCGAGATGATATACTCCGCATAGAGCAACAGGCTGATCGCACAGAGGATTTGGTCAGAGACACTACCCGCGAGCTACGTGACTCGATGGATACGGTTGAGACTGAGGTTCGTCAAATTATTGACACCGCTGAGGATAGGTTTGAGGCTAGGCGTGAGCAGTTACGCGCGTCACAAGATCAGGATATAAAGGAGCTGGAAGAGCGGTTAGAGGCGTTAGTCCAGAGAGCATTAGACAACCCATTAGCGGATCAGTGATGAGTACAGCAGAAGAAGCTTTGAAAAAAATCGAGATACACGAGGCAGAGTGTAAGGTGTTGCGTCAAATGATTGACAGTAGGCTTGAGAGTATCGAGAAGCGTCTCGATAGTGGCGCAGATCGTTTTTCGCGTATCGAGAGAATGATTTGGGCTATCTATCCACTAATTATAGGCGCGGCCGGCGTCGTGGAGTTGATGAGATGAAATTTGATGCAATCAAGGGCTTGGTCGGTGAGCTGGCTCCTACCATCGGAGCGGCGCTAGGCGGCCCTGTAGGCGGCGCAGCGGCCGGCATGCTGGCTAACGTACTAGGTTGTGAGCCTACGCCACAGAAGATTGAGAAGGCTTTACAGACGGCTACACCAGAGCAACTGGCTGAGATCAAAAAGGCTGAACTTGACTTTGAAGTCAGAATGAAAGAGCTTGAAGTTGATGTATTTGCCTTAGAAACAAAGGATACACAGCATGCTAGAGAATCATTCTCAGAAGATTGGACGGCACGAGCTATTGCCATTATGTCCATATTGCTTTTTGGCGGGTATGTGCTTCTCGTTACTATCCAGCCTAGCGATGACAACGACCTCAATGTCGTTAACCTCGTGTTGGGTTATCTCGGGGGCATCGTGTCTTCTGTGGTGAGCTTTTATTTTGGCGCGAGTAAGAGCAGCAAATGAGTAAGTTATCTGATCAACTACGTATACACGAAGGCGTCCGCAGCCACGTTTATTTATGCACAGCCGGCTACGAAACTATCGGAGTTGGCAGGAATATTGCAGAGTCTGGGATTGGCCTGTCAGATGATGAGATCGACTATCTGCTGGAAAACGACATCAAGCGCTGTAAGCAGGAGCTGATTAGCCTGTCATGGTTCGCTGACCTAGATTCGGTGCGTCAAGATGCTATCGTTAATCTGTGCTTTAACTTGGGCCTCACTCGCCTTATGGGCTTTAAAAATGCTATGGGTGCTATGGCAATCGGTGACTACGAAAAGGCCGCAGATGAGTTCCTAGACTCCCGGTGGGCCAAGCAGGTAGGCCAGCGCTCCCTAGACGTAGCCCACATGATCCGTACCGGCGAATACCCATAGTTCCACGTAGAACATACCTGTCGTCAAAAGCGACAGTTGTGACAAAACAGAACAATAATCTGTGTTCCATTAGTTGCAACAATAGCCATACATAAGTAAGATTCTCTATGTGCAATGACGCACATACGGGAGACAATTTATGTATAGGCAAGTCGAGACACTCTACTGTCCAGTAGATCTGTATGACCAAATAGGCGGCGACCTTGACCGTATCGATGAGTTCGATATGCAAGACCGTGGCTATCTAATCCTTGAGGTAGAAAAGCAGTACGGCGAGATCCTTTCTGAGCCGCTATTGCGTGCCAACAACACTGATGAGTTCATCATCAATCTCTTTGCTCCAGAGCGCCCGGCTGACCCGTTCATCGACGGTCTACGGGATACGCTGTGGACTTATGCGCGCCCTACTGTTGAGGAAAACCTCGCGTTTCAGTTTGACATCGTAACCAACGCACGGCTGTACGGAGGTGACTACTAATGTTCGATTATGAGCAGGTAATGAGCGACGGCTGGAAACAGATATCGCAGGTACTAGCTAGGGAGTATCGCCACGGCTTCGAGTGTGGCTACTCCGGTCGGTACTTGGATGTTAAGCCGCGCATGAGCGATGCATTCTCACAGGGTTACGCGGCCGGCGAAGAGCTGGCGCGTGTTGAGTACGCAATGAGCGCAGCACCACAACAGGGTTACGAGGACGTAGCCTACGAAGAAATGGCAAAGGGAGTTTGATATGACTGAAGGAATTGTGCCGATTCACGGCAAGCAGTACAAAACGGTTGCGTACCGGGTGAATGAGTTTAGGGAGAAGCATCCTGACTTCACGATTAGTACGGAGCTGGTGGAGGCTAATGACACGCTAGTCGTGATGAAGGCGAGTATTAGCAATCAAGAAGGCCGGCTGTTGGCTACAGGCTTTGCAGAAGAGGTTAGGGCCGCGAGCAAGATCAATCGCACTTCTGCTTTAGAGAATGCTGAAACGTCAGCTATCGGTCGCGCATTGGCGGCGCTTGGTTTGGCTGGTACTGAGTACGCATCTGCTGATGAGGTAGCCAATGCTATCAGTCAGCAGAACGACACCGGGCCAATTATGGCTCATAACGAAGCATTACAGCGTAACTATGCGTCTGTGTACTTCATCAAGGAACACCTCGCATTACGGGCATGGGAGGCCGTAGCAGAGGCATGGGGTGAGATCGACGACGATGACAAGAAGGCGTTGTGGATTGCACCTAGTAAGGGCGGGATCTTCACAACAGCAGAGCGTGGCGATCTTAAAAGCAACGAGTTTAACGAAGCTAGAAAGCTAATTTTGGGAGAGATTGACAATGGAGTATGACAACACTAACCGGGGCGTTCTGTTTAAGAACGACAAAAAGACTGATGAGAAGCATCCTGACTACAAGGGAAGTTACATGGATGCGAATGGCGCTGATCACTGGCTAAATGCGTGGTTAGCTAAAGATAAGAACGGCAATACCTACATGCGCCTTACGACAAAGCTAAAG